GATATGTTCCGTAGATTCAGAAGATTTGAGCAACGAGAGTTGCAAGCAGTACTTGATTACTCTAAAAACGCTTGGAGAGATGGTAAGAAAGCACAATATATCATGCCTACTGGAGCAGCAGCACAGCTTGATATTGATGGAGAAGACTTTATGGAATCAGAATTTGGAATTTGGGTATCTAATGATCCTGATGATCTTAGAAACCTAGATATGTTGAAACAATCTGCTCAAGCTATGATACAGAATGGTGCTTCTCTATCTGATGTAGCAAGTGTTATTAGAAGCAATAACTTCTCTCAAATTGAGAAGAAACTTGAAGAAGCAGAAAAAGCACAAGCTGAGCAACAAAAAGCACTTAAAGAACTTGAAATGAAAGAGAATCAACAAGAAAGAGATCATGAAATGGCTAAAGAGCAAGAAGAAACAAAACGTACTCAAATGGAGATAGAAGCAGATCTTGAGCAAACTAGAATGGAAAATGAAGCCAAAAAAGAAGTTGCCACAATTAATGATAATGAAGAAGGATAAAACACTAGGAAAGGAATAGTGTTATATAATAAAGAGTGGCAATAATATAAAAATTTCCTTTACATTCTTAACTTTAACAGCTAATATTACAGCGTAATGCCAGAAGAAAATAACGTAGATAACGTACAATTTTTAGGACTAGGAGAACAACCTCAAGAAGGTCCGTCTAATAATGAGGACTTTGATGATCAGACTGATGATAATGATACAGATACTATAGACAAGGATGAAAATTCTGATGAAAATCAGGATATACATCCGCTTGGTAATGACCAGGACACCAATAATACAGACAAAGATACAGACAAACCTGGTGATAATCAGACAGATGATCAAAGCAAGGATCTTGAAGAGGATGATGATGTTGACGTAGATGATGATGCTGATAAAGATGATGATGCTAGCGATGATGAGCCAGAACTAAGTCTTTTTGAATCAGTTATTGAATCATCAGGCGTTGACTTTGATGAAGATGAGCGTGAAGAGCTTTTGGATACTCCAGAGACAGAAGAAGGATTAAATAAAGTTGCAGACCGTATTGCAGAAAAGAAAGCGGAGCAACACTTCTCTAGCTTGATGGAGCAATATCCTCATACATCTCGGATGTTAGAATATGAGATGCATGGAGGAGATCCAGAAAAGTATTACGAAGCGTATTTTCCTGAGCAAGATTTCACTCAAATGGAAGTTGAGGAAGATAACATGCAACAACAAAAACAGATTGTTGCACAAAGTCTTCAACAACAAGGTCTTGAGCAAGAAGATATTGAATCTGAAATTCAAGATCTCGAAGATGCTGGTCTTCTGGAACGTAGAGCTCAACGTTCTCTGAAAGTACTTCGTAAGAAACAAGAACAGAAGCGTGAAGAAATTGAGCAAGAACGGGAAGAGCTTAAACAACAACGTCAGCAAGAAGCACAACAAAGATATGAAAATACTGTTGAGCTTGTAAAAGAAGGTGAGATTGAAGGCGTTGAAGTTCCCAATAAAAAACAAGATGAATTTATACAGTATTTATTCGAGCCTGTAAATGAGCAGGGTCATACACAAGCCCAGCTCGACTCTCAAGAGTTAGGTCTCGAACAACGAATTCTAATGGCTTACTTAAACTTTTCAGGTTATAACTTGGATGGCTTTATCAAGAATCAAAGCAAGAATGCTGGTAACAGTAATCTTCGAGATAAATTGAAAAAGTCTGAAAACAAGGAGAATTTGAAAAGTAAAGGCAATCGCCCTAGCGAGAAACCTGGTAATCCCGAAGATATTGTGTCTCCTTTTGGTTAATTTAAAATATAAAAACTAATATAGACCTATGAGAGTATATAAACAGTATTACAATGACAGTCAAAAAACGGACATGAACTCTCTTGCGAGAGCCATGATTAATAAGCCGACAACACTGTCTCCTGTAATTACTCATATAGGTGGTCGAGAAGACAAGAAATTCCCACTCACAATGCTTACTGAGGGTATGGGTAACACAAAGTCTATTGACCAGCTTGAATATGAGTACAGAGTTCAGGCACGAATGGATCATTCCAGAGCCGTTGCCAATACTCCAAGTACAGTAGACAATGTGGGGCGTGGAGGTTCTATGTTTACCATAGAATTTCCAGACCGTTGGTTTATCAAGGACTATGTTCTTGTAAGCCAAAGTGGGGTACAAGCACGTATTATGAGTGATCCTGTTCCATCAGGAAATAACTTTGCATATACGTTGCAGCTTGTGAATCCCGATCCTAACGCAACAGTTCCTTCAGAAGATCTTACAGAAGGTAGCCTTTGGGCTCAACTCTTCGCACCTGTTGGAACAGACTTCTCCTGAGGAAATGCAAGTAACTGGACAAGTCCTTCACTAATCCGACACAAACTTAGTACTATCCGTAAGTCTTACCAGTTTTCTGGTAATGCTAACGATCAGGTAGCAGAATTTGAACTTCCAACAAAGGATGGAACCACAAATCTGTGGATGGATTACGAAGAATGGCAAAAAATGCTTCAGTACAAGCAGGAATATGAAACTGCTCTGTGGTATGGTAAGCAATCATACAACGCAGATGGTGAGACACAACTAAAAGACGAAAATGGACAGCCAATTATCATTGGTCCAGGTCTTTTCGACCAAATCATCAATAAAGAAACATATTCTAAGCTTACAGAAGAAAAACTTCGAAATGTAGTAGGAGATCTTTTCTTTGGTATGACAGATGCTGATAATATGGAGGTAACTCTATATACAGGAACTGGTGGAGCACGAGAATTTGATAAGGCTATGAAGAACAGCCTTGAAGCCAATTCATATAAACAGTTCAATGACAGAACTTTCGTAACAGGAAGTGGTAGAGAACTGCAAATGGATGGATTCTTCACAAGCTACAAGCACGTAGATGGGCATGTTATCAATGTAGTGAAAGTACCTATGTTTGATCACGGTCCTGTTGCACAAGCAAGTAGAAAACATCCTGAATCAGGTTATCCGCTTGAATCTTATCGTATGGTCTTTGTTGATCAGTCTCGATATGATGGACAAGCTAACCTTCAGATGATTAACAAGAAGGGAAGAGAAATGGTACGTTGGGCTGTTGCAGGTTCTACAGTACCACGAGGATACTCTGGAAATGATCTCCGAGCAAGTGATATTGACGGAGCCAGTGTCCACTTCTTGAAAACTTGCGGTGTATGCTTGCGTAGATTCGATACATCATTGGATCTGCAATGCGTAGCAGCGTAATTTATACAATTGCAAATGTAGGGGGATTAAGTTCCCTCTACATATTGCCTTATAACAATAAAACAATATAGTTAATGAACAAAAAAGAAGTACATGTTCGCAGAAAGGTGGAAAAGAACCACCTCCCAACAAAAATAATGAATGATTCAAAAAAAGCAGTTGCCAGTGTATATAAAGACAAACAACCACTTGGCATTTTAGATCAAGACTTAGAAAAACAATTACTGACAGAATATCTACGCATTGATGAGAATGATAATGAATATGGAGAAAAAAGAGACGACTTTTGGAAAAACTTTCGACTAGTAGTGCCAACTAGCGGAGTAGTACTCGATATAGAACATACTACAGATGACAATGGAGATTTTGAATGGGCTAGTAACCTTGAAGATTTTATTACATTTAAATGGCTTGAAAACCATCCTCTTGTTGCTGACTCAGAACAAGAAATGAAGTCAACTCCACGAAAAGAGTTTTATATATATGATCCTGTTAGACAAACCCAGAAAGATAATATTAAAGTTCAGAAAAAGAAAGAAGCTTATATTGGACTCGCTGAACTAGCTGAAAATGAAGAGAAAATGGATATTCTTGTAAGACTGCTTTGTGAGGTTAATCCTGACAAGCTGAGCAAGGAAGCAAAAGAAAACAAACTTGATGAATACATTGATAAAAATCCAAATAAGTTTGTCAAATACGCTGAAGACCCAGATCTCGAAGTTAGAGCAGAAATTGAGCAAATGGTAGATGCTGGTATTATCCGTAAGCAGGGTAACAGTTATCTCTACATGGATAAAACCATTGGAGATTCTATTGCAGAAGCCATTAACTTCTTCAAGAATGAGAGAAATTCTGAACTCGTACTTGACTTGAAAAGCAAACTTAAAGACATCAGTTAAATATAAATGGATGTTTCAGAAATGATCATAGGCGTTAATCTTGGGGTCCAAAAAGTGGACTCCAATGCCTATGATAATTTACTTACAGAAGAAATTGAGTATTATCTTAACAAGGCTGTAAGAGAATACATACGAAGACAAAATATATA